CTGTCGGCGTCGGGAAGAACTTTACGGTCGGCCGTGGCGTTCTTTCGCTCACCGTCGCGGCAAGCCCGACCATCGTCGGCGCTCCGAACGGAACGTACACCAACGTCCCCATCACGACGGCGAGCGGCACCACGGGTGTCTGCTCGCTCACCGTGGCGGGTGGCGCTGGCGTCATCAGCACGGCTACTGTCACGGCCCCTGGCTATGACTACACCGCTGCTGCGACGATGAACGTGGCGGTCGGCTCGCTCTTCTGGACCGGCGCCGTCCTCTCGGCTGGCTCTGGTCTGACGAACGGCACCTACTTCGTGCCGATCCTCAACACGAGTGGCAGCGGCATGATTGCGCGCATCGTGGTGGCGCTCGGCGTCATCTCGACCGTCACGGTCAACCCGGCGACGACGGCTGGTACGGCGGTTGGCTCGAACTACGGTACGAGCGTCATTACCTACAACCTGCCGGCAGACGCGCTCTACTCGGGCTCGCCTGCCATCACCGGTTCGTTCAGCCTGACCCCGAACCCGGTCATCACGGTGGGCACCATCACCTCCGTCATTACCGGCAACTTCTCGGTCATCTACGCGGGCCGCGTGTTCTCGACGGTGGCTGGCCTGGCGACGCCAATCGTTCGTCCAGGCAACACCTTCTTCACCGTTGGCTACCGCTACGGCGGGCAGACCTACGCGAACTTCACCACGCTCAAGAACGTAACGTCCGGCTCGCCGAACGTCGCCGACTTGACGGCTTCGTCGGCAACCCCGTCGAACGGTGACGGCTTCGCGTTCCAGATCATCTCGACCGATACTGAGGTAACGGTCTGATGAAGGGCAAAGGCCTGCTCATCGCCATGCTCGGCAAGGGCAAGGGCAAGGACATGGACGAGGAGGAAGGCCCCTCCTCGTCCAAGATGGAATCGGACGGTCCTTCGCCTGAGAAGGTGAAGATGTTCCGCAAGATGCGGAAGGCGTTCGAGTCCGGCGACGACGAGTCCGGCGCCATGGCATTCGAGGCGCTTGCCTCGATGTGTGGCGACGACTACGAAGACGAATGATCGGATAGGAGTTCACCATGTCTCGCACGAGAACGCTCTCTCAGCTTCGCACTGAGGTCCGCCAACGCGCGGATATGGTGAACTCCGACTTCGTGACCAATCAAGAGGTCGACCGCTGCATCAACCAGTCATGGGCGCAGCTTTACGACCGGCTCCTCGCCACGGGCGAGGACTACTACATCAAGTACGTCGACATCCCTCCGCAGGGGAGCACGTCCACCGTCAACTCGGCTGCGACGCTCTTGTCGGTGGGCATGTCGACGTTCTCGCTTGCCCCCGTTGAGATTGCTGGGAACGGATGGAGCATCGCGCCTGGAGGCGTTGTCGCCTTTAGCCTGTCGAACGGGTACTTGCAGGGATACCTCGACTTCTCATTCCCTATCAATGTCGCAAGCAAGTTTGACTATGACGGCACTTACATCGTGCTCGCCAACTCCAATAACGAGAGTATTGTAGGCGTCAACCCGGTACTCCCGACGCCAACCGTTGCGTTCCAGACGACCTCATGGTCCCCTTCTCTTTCCATTAACGAGAGCATTGGCAGCGACAGCGGGGTGCTGTACGACACAGCGACCGGCGAGTACCTGACGCTGATTCAGGACCAGACCGCGCAGACGTGTCGCGTGGTCCGATTCACCATCGTCGGCGTGGTTGCGACGGAGCAGGCTACGACCGCTCCGATGTCGTACACATCGCCCACGGATCTGCCGTCTCTTCTGTATGTGCGGCCTGGCTTTGTCGCTGTGGCGGTCGACGGCGTGTTCTATGAGATGAACACGACGACGCTGGCGACAACCACGACGATTTCTGGCATCGCGCCAGCGGTGAGCGCAGGCGTCTATGACGCGACGACGCAGCGCGCATTGGTTTCGGCGGACGTGTCCAGTCCGACCAAATACTACGCTCTGGACGTGGCTGGCTCGTCCCTCATCGGCACGCTTGACGCCGCGATTACGGCTGTAGCGGGCAGCGTCGGCACGAGCATCCCTACGCGCACGCCCGATGGCAATTGGCTCGTGTCCAATCTCCAGGGCCTTACCATCGCGGGAGCCCCAGCCGTCGTACAGGTCGACCCTGCGACGCTCGCGTGCTCCGTTGTGGCAAGCGTGCCGTCATCCAACGGAGTCTGGGCTTACAAGGCGTCCACTGGTGTACTGTTCGCCATGCGTATGACCTCGCCGTTGCTCGGCCTGGACGACGCTGCAATCTACGCCTTTGCTCCGAACACCATCACGTCGACCGACTTTTCGGACTTCCAAGACTTCACGTCGTCGAACGGGCAGCCTGCGACGGATGTCTACCAAGTTCGAGGCGTCGACGCGGTGTACTCGGGAAACAGCGTCGTCAACCTCCCAAGGTTCAACTGGGAGGAGCGTAACATCTACAACGCTACCCCAGCGCTCACGCCGTACTTCCCAATCGTCGCATACCGCGTGATTCAGAACCCCATCACCGGGAACGACTGCATCGAGTTCATCCCGTCCACGTCGAGCGGCGCGAGCTACTACCGAGTCTGGTATTACCCGAACCCGAAGGTGCTCACGCTGGACACCGACACGATTGACGGTCGCTCTGGATGGGAGGAGTGGGTCGTCATCGACGCGGCCATGAAGCTGCTCGCCAAGGAAGAGAGCGACACGTCTCAGCTTGAGCGCGAGGCGCAGCGCGTGTGGGCGAGGATTATGAACGTCGTCGAGAACCGTGATGCGGGCCAGGGAAAGCGCATTACGGACGTGTCCTTCAACTCGGGCATGTGGCCGTACTCATCCAGCTACCCTCGCCGCTACTAGGAGGCTCCGATGCCGAAGCAGGACAAGCCATCTCAGTTCCTTGTCCGTGACGCAGGCGACCCTCTTGCTAACGCGATGCAGGAGTCGCTTGCGCAGGTCACGAAGAGCCTGCGGCAGCAGCCTCCCCCTAAGCAGCTCGTGAGCAGCATCACGAAGCAGATGCCCGACCAGGGAGTAACCTTCAGGCCTGGCCAGATCGTTGACATCCCTCACGGCCTCGGGCGCAGCGCGGCTGGCTTCAACATCGCCAAGGTCGTGACCGACACGCCGCGAGCCGCGAGCGCGCCCATCGCCGCACCCAACGTGCAAGTGGTTGAAGTCCCCGGCGCACTCGGGCAAAAGATCATGCGACTGCGCCTCATCCCGCCGAAGGATGACAACGGCAACGACATCCCGATTGACCCGGTGAAGCTGAACCTGGAGATTTTCTGATGCCGACTCGTGACCAAGTGCTCCAGGTTCCATTCGTCGGCGGCATCGACGAGTACACGGACCCGGATCAGCTTCAGCCTCCGTCCATGGCGGCGCTGACGAACTGCGTCGTGCGCAAGACTGGGCGCATCGAGAAACGCGAGGGCTTCCAATACTTGCAGAAAGTCGGTGTGCCCGACACGCCTGCCGATACGTTCTCGGGAAACGCGCTGTCGGATAAGATGGAGGCGCTTGGCGCGTACAGCGGAAGCGACGGCTCGAAGCTCTTGCTCGCCGCTGACTCGAAACTCTACGAGTACGTCGGCCTCGACGCCAACCACGGCTACCGCGAGGTAAACCGCCTCCCGTCCTGCTACGGCACCCTGCACCCTGTCGACGCGACGGGTGGTGAGATCATCGAGGTCGAGTCGATGATCAACGACGAGGGTACGCTGCGCTGCACCGTATGGGTGCTCGGCGTGCGCAATGGTCAGGACATGACCAATGACACGGCCACGGCAAAGCAGCCTACAGGAACGCATGGCGTGTACGCGGCTGTCCAGCGCGTGACGGACGGGTCGTTCGTGACGCCGGTCGTGCGCATCGACGACTCGGGTAACGTCGAGACGACGCGCTGCTGCGACCTGCGTATGACGCTCTCGCGCGCGGACACGGATGCTCAGCGGCACTGGGTCGTTGCGTTTCGACGCGACTACGCCGTCATCGAGGCATTCGTCGTCAACTCTTCCGATGGAGATATCAAGCCGACGTATGTGCTTGAAACTCCGTTCACTGGTCGACCGTACGTCCGCGCCTTCGACCTGACCGGGGTGACTGGGAACGGGTACATGCTCCTAGCCATGTGCGACAACGACACGTCGCCTTCGTCGTCGGACGTGCGGGTGCGGCTTGTGTCGTTCGATGCCATTAGCGGCGTGTTCTCGACCGTCTACAACATGCCAGGCGGCGTGATCAGCGAGTGCAACGCTACCGGCACGACGACGTACAGCGTGCGCGACTGGCAGCGGTACACGCCTCGTGGCGTGGTGCTGGAGAACAACCCGCTCACGTCCACCGTGTCGATTGCCATTCGTGCCGTGTACGAGATGGACACGGCGCCGTACTACCTTGACGGCAAGTTCGTTGTCACGATTGCGGACTGCTCAAGCTCGTCCATTGTCATCACGAGCGACAACTTCGCTTGGCTGCACCGCGCGGGGTTCCAGACCGAGGACAACTTCGGAGCCTTCTCCACCGGCACCGGCTATCAGTTGAAGTACAGCGCCAGTGCGAGCGCTAGTGCGTATCAGCTCTCCCCGACTACGTTCAGTGCGAACAGTTCGCCTGTCTCTATCCTAACGGCAGAGTTTAACGACGGGTCCGTGCAGCCGTACGCCGTATTCCGTCTTTCCCAGGGGACTACGTTCGCGTTGTACCAGAATCCAGTCGTATGGGGCGGCAACCAGAGTAACGACCAGACATTTGCATCATACGACAGTACGAAGATGCTGCACCTGTATCCGTCCGACAACTCGGTGTCGGTGACTCGACCAAACAGCATTGTCACCACGTCTGTCAATACGGCGTCTATCGACCAGCGAAACGTTACCCGCGTTCAACTTGGGGGCGCTCCTGCCGCCGTAGGCTTTGCGAACACGACTCAGTACTGCCGTCTCTCGACTGGCGCTGGCGTCCGATGCCTCGCTGTCGTGGCCTTCGACGCTGCCGGCATCCCGTATCAAGTCGACTTGTACGATGGTCGTGGCGCGGGCAACGTCTACGCAGTCCCGTCTCTGGTCGACATCACTCAGCTTGAGACGAGGGCGAATCCGCACGCTGGAGCATGGGGCGCTCCTGTTGCTGTGCCGGCGAACACCATTCAGGTGTTCGACGACTTCAACGCCGTTACGCCAATCGTCGATGTAGACTTCGTGTTCGAGGACATCGGACTCAACTCAACGCCGACGCAGCAGGCCGTCACTGATACGGACGTTGGTGTCGAGCAGTGCGTTCACCGCTGGGATGTTATCAACACCGGCAGCTTTATCATCCTCGCCGTGTCGTCCGTGTCCGCAGCGACGTTTAGCAGCCCAAGCGGCGACTCGGCGCTTGGCTGCGTAAGTCCGTTTGCTCGAAGCAACTACTTCGAGGTCTACCCGTGGCTTCCGATCAACAACCGAAGGGACTTGAACGACTATGGGGCAATTGGTTCGTCTACTGCGCGACCGATTTGGTGCGCTCTCGGCGGCCCGTGGCGCATGATCGGTGGCTTGGTTAAGGTCGGGTCCAATCGCTATGGCTGCGTGCTCACTCCTGCTGGCGACGACTTCCAGCGAAGCGCATTCTTTGTATCGTTCACCAACGGGGATGCCACGGTTCGCACTGAACTGCACCCGGTCGACAACAACCCGATCGAGTATGCCGGCGGTGTCGTCTACGACAACAACAGCGGCGTGTTCGTCGAGTCGATGAACATGGCCCGCGTGGCCGCGGTGCCTCTCAACTGCCCAAGGTTTAGCTCGCTTGCGTCTTTCTCGAATGAGATTGAGACGCTTTCCGTTGGGGCCATCAGGCAAGGGCAGGCTGTCGGTGGGAGCGAGGTCTTTGCTCTCGACTACTCATTCCTCGCTCGCAAGTGGCGCGTCATGCGTCAGTGGGGCGACTACACCGTGCTCAATGGAGGCATCGTAAGTGCCTTCGATGGCTCCTCGTGCAACGAGGCCACGATGCTCCTATGGCCGCAGCGTGACCTGACAACCATCGCGTATCAACCAGACCCGGTGCTCCTGTTCAGCAGGCAGACCGTTGGGCCTAATCCGATTGATCTCAAGGTGTCAGCGTATCGCCTTGCTGGATTCGGTGGGCCATACCTGGCAAACGTGAAGCGGCCGTGGTTTGCGTACGAGGCTGGTCTTCGTAACAAGAACGAGTTCAACGATGTCACGAACGTCATCGCTGACATGCACTGGGCACGCATCACGACGGAATGGGGCGGAGACCCGACGAAGGACTATCAGTCCATCTACGCTGATCCTCGGCTGATGCAGGTGTCTGGAAGCCGGTACAATAGCGGAGCTGGACTGAACCAGCTTAGCTCTGCCCACTACTATGGCAGGTTTCAATCTGGATACAGTGTTACCGTTACGAAGGCCGGAGACCCTGTAAAGCTCATCATTTGGGCGCCGCGCACTGCTCTCGATGAGTCGAGCGTGCTCAACAACGTCTACAACCCGCTTGTGTCAAACGGCGACTTCCTGGCGCGCTGGTGCTACGAGGCCGTGGACGGCACCGGTCGCGTTGTGCGCAGTGCGCCAAGCCAAGCCGTGACGTTCTCCGTGTGCTCGCT